ATATGATGGAGAAGAGCGAGGTAAAGCAGTATTAAAACCTATGTTATTTGCTGGTTTACTATTTGAAGGTGCTGTTGTAGGTTATGATGCAAATACAGAAAGTGGTGGCGATGGTGCAAGATACTTCGGCATAGGTATACACGAAGAATATAGAGTAGATCAGGTGACTGTATCTATGAGAATTGTGTCAGTACATACAGGTGAAGTTATGATCGCTGTATCGTCAACAAAATCTATTGCGAGTTATAAAACTGGCAGAGATGTATTTAGATTTTTAGATTTAGGTACAAAGGCACTAGAATTAGAGACTGGTGTGGCCGTAAATGAACCAGTCAATTATGCATTGAGATCGGCAATAGAGCATTGTATATTACAAATACTAGATGAAGGTAAGATTAAAGGTTTGTGGAAAACTAAATTAAGACCTTCTAAATTAAACGGTTAAAGGAAAAACTATAAATGAAAAAACTAATGCTAATTATGTTTATGATGATTAGTACAGTATATGCAAACGATATCTATATTACACAATCTGGTGCTACGCTAGATTTAGATATACTACAAGATGGTGAAAATAACACCATAGGTAGTTCTACAACCTCGTCAAGTATTATCGGTGCAACTACTAATTTTGATATCAGACAAGTAGGTGACTCGAATGTCATCACTTTTGATATTAATGGTGCAAACTACACAGGTACTTGGGCGATAACTGGTAACTCGAATAACATTGACTTTAATTGTGATAGTGGTGGAAGTAATTCAAGTTGTGGCACTGCTACTGCAAACATAACTTGGACAGGTAGTTCGCAAGATATTGATTTAGATATTGGTGAAACTTCATCAGCGAATAATGCTACAGTTAATATAACTGGTGCTTCTGGTTCTGATTCAAATGTTATTGCTGCTACAATAGATGGCAATTCTGCTATCTTAACACTTACAGTTAATGGTGATACAAATAATTACTTAATTGATATTGATGGTAACGGAGATATAAATGGTCACACACTCATACATAACCACACAGGTAGTACGGCTGATGTTGACATTACACAATCTGGAGTAAATGATAATATGTTAAATCTAACAACTTCAGGAGATAATCACGATATAGACATTATACAAAGAGACTAATGAATAAATTGTTGATAAGAATTATGGTGCTGGTACTTGGTATCGGCGCCATTTTTTTTACGACAAGAGATTTATATGCAAGTATAGGTAATGTCATAATACAAGAGGGTGAAAGTCTTATTGAAAGAAAAATAGGTGAAGATGTCGCCTCAGAGGTTGACTTAGATATATTCTCATACGATACAATCAGAACAGCAAAGAGTAAAACAGCAATCGAGTTTATTGATACGACTCGTGTTGATGTAACCGAACACTCTAAACTTGTCATAGACGAATT